AATCCAAGTTCTGTTATTGAGCTATTTGAACTTGAGCTTACTGTCGGTTTGCATATACCAACTGGTAATCCCAATAATTTAGATACCGTATTTAGATTTCATGCTGGTGCAAATTTAAATAACTTTGGACAGATTATTTTTAATGGCAACAGTTATCAAAGAGTACCTGTAAAAATAGAAGGTTTTGAAGATACAAGTAAAGGTACAATTCCAAGACCTACTCTTACCTTTAGTAATTTAGGTGGTATTACAAAAGATACAACAGTTATGACTATGAGCGATTTTTTAAATGTTGTTAACACTGTCACGCCTCAAAATGATTTGTTAAATGCAAAAGTGACAAGACTTTTACCGTTAGCTTCAGCTTTAGATAATGCAAATTTTGTTGGGGATAATCCTTTTGGTACTCCTAGTACAGATAGATTACAGGATAGAATTTATTACATTGATAGAAAGGCTGTGGAAAATAGGCAAATAGTACAGTTTGAATTAGTTAGTGTATTAGATATGCAAAACAAAAAAATACCTGCAAGAATAGTAACAAGAGATTTATTTCCTGCTGCTGGTACGTTTATCTAATGACTTGTAATACATGGGCTACAGAGGCTTATAAACACGCTACAGAGTGTTACCCAGAAGAGTGTTGCGGTCTTGTTTTAGATATAGATGGTAAACATACATATTGGAAATGCAAAAATATATCAAAAGCTTATAAAGAAGAATCTTTTGTAATAGATCCTCTAGATTGGGCAGATGGTGAAGATCAAGGAGAAGTTTTAGGTATTGTTCATAGTCATCCTGATGGATTGTTTGAATTTAGTCATACTGATAAAATTAGTTGTAAGTATAATGATTTGCCTTTTTATCTTGTAGATCCAAAGACAGAATCTATTATTAAATTAGATCCAGCAGAAGTAGATGATTAAATTAACTATTTATGGTCGATTAAGAAAGTTTATAGGGCAATCTACATTTGAAATAGATGTAGCGAGTCCGAGACAAGCTTTTAGTTTTTTAATCAATAATTTTGAAGGTGTAGCAGATCATATTAAAGAACAGGAATATTGTGTAATGGCAGGTAAGGTAAGAATTACAGAAGAATTATTAGACTTACAAACAGAAAGCGATATAAAGATAATACCTGTTGTTCATGGTGAAATAGTGTTTCTTGGTTTAGGAGCAGCATTTATTGGTTTTGGAATAAAACTTGCAGCAAAAGAGGTATTAAGCGGAATTTTAATAAATATTGGAATGAGTTTACTTCTTAAAGGAGTTGAAGATTTATTATTTCCACCACCTTCACCACCTACATTTGGTGGTGATGAACAAGATCCTAGTTTTACGTTTAATGGAACGACTAATATTTCAAAACAAGGTGTACCAATAAATATTGTATATGGAGAAACTTTGATTGGAACAAATACTATTAGTGCAAATATAGATACTTTACAGGTGGTAAATAGTCAATGAATTCAATTAATAATATTATTACTTCAAGTAGTGGTGAGTTAATTTACCAACAAAACGCAAAACTTCCAAATGATGCTTTAAAATCAATAGATTTTATTACTCTTGTTGATATTTTAAGTGAAGGAGAAATAGAGCTTAGTGCTACAGCACATAAGAATAGTATTACTGATAAAACATCTACAGCATATAAAAATGCTTTCTTAAAAGATTTATTTTTAAACAATCAACCAGTTTTAGTTAGTGATGCAAATGTAAACAATCCCGCAGCGTCAGATTTTAACTATGACAGTATTGATTTTCAGTTTCAACAAGGCACTGCTAACAATGCAATATTACCAGCAGCAGAGATACAATCTACTGAAAAAACAGGGGGTGATATTGGACAGCTTGTAAGTTTTCCTGAAGGCGGATCTGTTACAACACGATCTGTTCAAATTACAAATGTAAATATAGATAAAGTAAGAGTAAGAGTAAAATTTGACCAATTTTTTAGAATAGATACTAGCTCTGGTGATAGAAAATCAACAAGTGTAAATGTAGAAATAAAAGTAAATCCTAGTAATGGATCTGAACAGACTGTTATTACCGATACTGTGCGAGGTAAAAGTACATCATCTTATAGTCGTGATTATGGTATAAGGCTATCTGATGTTACTGGTTATAACACAACAGCTATAGGACAATCAGGAGCATTTTTCCCAATTACAGTAACCTTATCAAGAAGCAATGATGAAGGTGATAATAATACTTTTAATGCAATGCGTTTAAGTGGCGTTACAGAAATTATTGAAGAATCTAATAATTATCCAAATGTTGCATATACTTCACTACGTTTTAGTGCAGAAGAATTTCCATCTTTACCATCAAGAGTATTTAGAGTAAGAGGTAAAAAAGTAAAAATTCCACATAATGCAACAGTTGAGCTTGCAACAGGCAGGATAACTTATAGTGGTACCTTTAATGGTAGTTTCAAAAAAGATAACAATAATAATATTGTAAGGGAATGGACAAGCGATCCAGCTTGGATACTTTATGATCTTTTAATAGACAGCAGATATGGTTGTAATTTATCAGAGTCATCATTAGATAAATTTGTTTTTCGTAAGGCAAGTGAATATTGTGGTGAATTAGTTGATGATGGGCAAGGTGGTCAGGAACCTAGATTTTCTTTAAATGTAAATATAAGAACACAACAAGAAGCACTAAAAGTTATTAATGATATTTGTTCTGTAATGAGAGCAATGCCGTTTTATTCAGAAGGCACAATAAAAATATCACAAGACGCACCAAAAGATTTTGCTAACCCAGGTACAGTATCTTTTGACTATGTATTTAATAATGCAAATGTTGTAGACGGTAGTTTTGTTTACAGTGGCAGTTCTTTAAAAACAAGATTTACCATTATAAATATTACGTAACTGTAAAAGATACAGCAGCCATAGCAAAGTATGGCGAACATATAAATACGATTAGAACATTTGGAACGACATCAAGAGGACAAGCACAGAGAGTTGGTAAATGGTTTTTAAATACACAACAAACGGCTACTGAAACTTGTGTTTTTGAAACTAACATTGCTGCTGGTTCTGTCGTACAAATAGGTAGTATTATTGGTATTGCAGATAGAGTCAAGGCAGCAACAAGAAGAGGTGGTGTAGTAAAAGCTGCAACTACTACTGCTATAACTGTTGATAATGTAGATGGTACAAATCAACCTGATATTAGTGATTCGCCTACTATTAGTTGTTTATTAAGTAATGGAACAGTAGAAACTAAAACAATATCTAGCTATTCAAATAATCAAACTGTTGTTAATGTTTCCAGTGCTTTTTCATCTGCACCTGTTGTTAATAGTCCATATATTTTTGAATCGGCTAGTTTGTCTGTTACTAATTGGCGAGTAATAAATATAAAAGAAACAGCTAAAAAAACATATGCTATTACTGCACTAAGTCATAACCAAGATAAATATGCAGCAGTAGAAGATGGTGAGCAACTACCATCACGAAATGTAAATTTACTGACTGCAATATTATCACCGCCATCAGGTTTAACTCTTGAAGAAAAAATTGTTGTTATCAATAACAGAGCAGTACCAAAAGTATTTATTGATTGGCAAGCTGTTGATGGTGCATCTGGTTATACATTGCAATATCGAAGAGATGGAGATAATTTCACCCTTGTTAATACACAAGAAACAACATTTGAAATTATACAGACAGAATTTGAAGCTGGATCGTACGACATACGGCTTTTTACTGTTAACGCTTTAGGCCAAAGATCAAACACACCAACAGAAGCTAATATTGCTGTAAACGCTTTATCTGCACTACCAGAACAGCCTACAAATTTAGAAATAGAACCTATAAATAATTACCAGGTAAGACTTAGTTGGGATTTGGCTTTGGCAAAAGATGTGATATTTGGCGGTAGATGCTTGATAAGACACTCTACAACTTCATTAGCAAATACTACTTTTAGTAATTCTATTGATCTTGATACAAGTAATGGTAATACAACAGAAGTTGTTGTCCCTGCACTTGCAGGAACTTATAGTATAAAGTTTGAAGATCTAGCAGGTAATTTATCAGCAAATGAAGCAAAGGTAGAATTTGCATTACCAGAAACAGAAGATGAACTTGTTATAAAACAACAAAGAGAACAGACAGCAT